CGTACTTGTCCAGACCCATGGAGGCGATGTGCATTGGCTTGGGATTGGCTATGTCTAGCAGGGCCTCCAGCTCCGCCTTACCCTTCTTCGCCAGCTCTCTCTTCTCCGGGTCCTTGTCCCTGAGTTCGTAGGCGTTGATACCGTACAGCCGGCAGGGGCTGATGTGGTGGATGTTGAACCCTAGGTCGATGTTCATCACAACCGTGTCTCCGTCTATCACCCTCACAGGGGTTGCGTTGTATTCGTACATGCTATTCCTTGGTTTCTTGTATTTCGATCTTGAGTGTCTTTCCGTCTGTTACCAGATCCACCACCTGCTCTATCTGCAGGCGCTGTTCCGGGTTAAGGTGCGCCAGCTTCTCCATGATTGCGTCCATGGCGAACACGTCACCGTTCATCTCGTGCTTTAGCGCCAGTCTGGTCTGATCGTCGAATGCCGGCGAGGTAATAATGTCCGCCTCCAGCCAGCTGATCTTGCCCAGCCATACCTTGCAGTTCCTTCCCAGCCTGCTGGCCGGGTGGTCCCGCATGAAGGAGAGCATGTGGTCCCGGGCCTTGGCCAGTGCCACCACTGCGTGTACGAAGTCACTCGCCGCCATGTCCGAATGCTTTTAGACTGTGTCTGAATGGTCTGCTTGGTATGTCCTCGACGAGTCGTAACATTTTTACACCTAATTCTGCTACCTCCACCTGAGCGTGCTCTGATGTCCGGAGGCTGATGAAGTGCATGAATGATCTCCAGTTGAACATGACGTCCATGGTGATCATGGAGTTCATCGTCTTGAAGAACCTTGCCGACTCCTTTGCCCTCTTCCGGCCAAGAGTAGGGGTGAGTTCCGCCAGTGCCTGATGGTAGAGCCGGTTACTGAGATCGGTAAATTCCCGAAGAATGGTGTGCCAGTCACCCATCCCCTTTGTGTATGGCCTTCCGTCCTCATCGAACCATACATCCTGCTGGATGGATTTGCCTAACCAGTCCACCGGCAGATAGGTCTTGTCCTCCTTCAGCTCTTTATATCTGGCGGATTCTCCGTTGATAGATACCCCGATCCGGTGCTTGAGCAGGTGGATGTGGGTGGCTTGGTCGACCGTTACTAAAAAATGTAAACCGCTTTTCTCGAAAGGTGTAAGATGGCCCTCCCGAGCCAGAGCCTCAAGCAATACCGGTATCCTCGCCTCCTTCTCCGGGGTGAGGTCCCGGCTGGTGCTGGTCCACGCCGACAGTGCATGCGTCCTGTCGTCTCCGTATGTTCCTATTAACTGTACTGCGCTCATATACCGAATACTTGTAGTATGGTTAGTCTGACGTAATCTCTGTTTTCATAAAGGAACAAAACCGCCCCCGAGCTGCAGGCTATGGCCAGAAGAAACATCATGGCGATAATAACTCTGGTCGCCACCGGAACCCGGTAAGGGTGCTTGTTTGATCTTTCATTCATAAACGGTCTCGTTTGGCTTTGTGTCTGGTTTGTCATTCATTTGATCTCAAGCCTGAGACTGATCGACATGATCGCCTTGCTGCGCAGGTGGATCACCCGCAGGCCATTACTAAGGTTGAAATACTTGAGAGGCTGCTCCTCGAACTTCTTGGTGATGTACATCAGCAGCATGTCTATGGTCATCGGCTTCTCCAGACTGGCCTCCTCGTCGCTGATGTCCAGCAGCTGGACCATATCATCCTTCTGTATCATTTCATTTCGATTTTGATGTCGTGCGGGGCCTTGACCGGAAATGTCGGGGTGATCAGGAGACCGGTCTCCAAAAAGCTGAACGGAACAAACTTGCTGTTTAACACGCGCTTGTCGTCGCAGATCGACATGACCGCATAGTTGTCGCTGAACAAGATGTCAAGCTTTACCTGCCTGCCGATGGAAACAAACCCCAGCGGGTGTCGGACCGTCTCGCCATCATCAAACTTCTCTACACATATGGCGATCACATCAAAATTGGCGTCGTACTCCCAGCAGAATGCTATGGACCGGGTGTACCCCCGTAATCCGAAAAGGTATCCGGGGTTGAGTCCCTCCAGATCGTGAACGCAAGACTTCGAGAATGTTACAGAGTTTTGTATGGCTGTGGAGCCAATGACAAATCGCGGGAATAGGGTTGCCCGGGTCTTACCCTTTTTGATCGTGAAGGTTGCCATGAAACAAATTTACGACACCAACACACTGTGGAAAACTTTACTTTTCCACAAAATGCTTCGCAACGGAAAATGGGATAAGTTTGCATCGTGGTTCTACCCGCTGGGGTCGGCTCCACTCAAAAGCCAAGCTAAGTTTAACCGGGAGGCCGGTATGTTTAAGCTGACAGCGGGAGCGACAGGAACTGAGCTTCCTGATGGTTTACCCCATAGCTGTGTAACGGGTTTCGACAGACTCAGAAGCAGTTTCTACGTTCAAGGCATGGCTAGCCTTTTAAGCGAAGCTATGTTCAGGAATCTCTTGATCTAGAAGCAGTTTAGTTTAGAATACAGTAGACAACGCTTATGACACTACAAGAGATACTAGAGATTTACCCGGATGAGGAGATACTCAAGGCTGACGGGTTCGATAGAGCAGTGATCGGGATTGACCCGGAGAGCATGAGACTGGTATACGACCGGAACATCATGTTCGACATTCTGGTGACTGACGAGAAGATGGACCCGACCGATGCAATCGAGCACCTTGACTTCAATGTCTACGGGGCATATGTTGGCGAGAAAACACCAATATACGTTTTGATATGAAGAAGAACAAACTTGGCGTAGAGAACTCTCTGGTGAACAACATCAACGCAAAGAAGAAGGCCGGCACCTCCAAGCCTAAGTCAAAGAGTACTGTCGAGCCGAAAGAGTACGACAAGATGAAAAAGGGCTGGAAGAAGTGAAGAAGCACGTCAAGGTTTACTTGGATTACTTCGGATATGGCGCAGAAGATTTTATTGGCTGCGAGGTCTGTAGCTCCCGAGCTGTTGACATTCACCATATCGAGGCCCGGGGAATGGGCGGATCCAAGAAGGCCGACACGATTGAAAACGTCATGGCTTTATGCAGGAACTGTCACGTCGAGTACGGAGACAAGAAGCAGTACATGGAGAACCTGAAAGCCGTACACCTAAAGAAAATCAAACGATGAGGCGATACCCTTTCCCTGAAACACAGTACGTCAAGGAGGTCCACACAAAGACCCAGATCTACCTGCACCACACCGCCGGCAATTCATCAGCGGATTCTGTTTTTGCAGACTGGTCAAAAAGTCCGGAACGGATCGCCACATTCGCTGTGATTTCAGGAAATGGCGAAATCATAACCGGTTTTGATCCGAAGTACTGGGCATTCCACCTCGGTCTCCGGGAGTCTGTCTTCCAGAGCCGGGGCCTGAAATACAGGTCTCTGGACAAGATCAGCATCGGTATCGAGCTGTGCAACTGGGGCCAGCTCAAACAGATCGGTCCAAGAGAGTTCCATAACTACGTCGGCCGGAGCACGCCTCCTGAGCTGGTCAGGAAACTTGAAAAGCCGTTCAAGGGTTTCCAGTACTATTATGACTACAGCCCCACCCAGATCGAGTCCCTGCGCTCACTGCTTGTTATGCTTGGCGAACAATTCAAAATCCCGCTGACGTACAACGAAGACATCTGGGGTGTCACCACCCGCGCCCTGAAGGGCCAGCCGGGCGTGTTCACCCACAACTCAGTTCGTAACGACAAGGTGGACGTATACCCCCACCCCGGTCTCATTGAAATGTTGAAGTCGCTATGAAGAGTCCAACCAAGATAATCCTACAACTGGAGAAGACCCACATTGAAGAACTTGATTTCAATGGCGGCAAGATATACTTCGACCCGACCTACAACCCGGAGCATAATGTCGTCCCGTTCGGAACCGTCCACGCCATCCCAAACAGAAACCCCAAGATCGACCAACACGATTTTGTTTTTAATGTGGAAGTGGGAGACAAACTCTACTTCAATTACGGAGTGGTTGGAGACCCACACAACTACCTTGGAGATAACCTATGGGTGTGCGACTATTACATGGCCCTCGCAGTTTCCAGATATGGAAACCTGATCCCGGTCGGCGAGCACATTCTTGTTGAGCCAATCGTCGAGGAGATAAAGAACGACACGATCATCATACCGGAGATGTCGAAGAAGGTAAAGATAAACAGGGGTGTTGTTGC